CTCCTTACGTGTAGCTCAGTGCGCCGCTGCCGGTGAAGGTGTAGCTGATCGTGACCAGGCCGTTTTCGCTGGCGTTCAGCGCGGCCTGCACGAAAGCCGTGCCGCTGTAGTAGTTCGTGCCGTCGATGTAGAATCGCGCCGCAACGGTCGTGCCGCCCAGGAACGCCGTGTTGAGCGCAACGTGGCCATTCGTGTCGGTATCATCGAAGCGGCCCGATGCGGTCCCGCTCCATTCCTTAATGGTAGCGGTTCGCTCCTTCCAGGTGTCGCCGAACGACTGGGTCTCTTCGAGGCCCGTCGATACGTCGAGCGTCCAGGTATCCAGCTCGGCCACCGTGTTAGTGCTGATTTTGAAACTGCCAGCGTTTCCTGCGAGAACTGCCATTGTATCCTCCTAGTCGTAATCGTGAATGAAGTCGAACTCTAAAATCACCGCATAGAGTTTTTCGTTGGTCTCGAGCGTTTCCTCGTATTCGATGCGCCGCCCGTTGAGATGCGTCGAGCGCACCGTCAGCCCGCTCGCCGCAGTGATCGCGGCCTGCTGATTGATGACAGCGTCGTAGATCGTGTCGCCAAGATCCTCAGCGGCTTTGCTGTTGCCGGTCGCCATGCAGTAGATATTCACCGGGCGCCGCGTGGCCGTCGGCGCTGCGCCGATCGAATGGAACGGGATATCGTCGATGGCCTCGATGACCAGCGCCGGGTACTTGGTTGCGCGGGCCTGCTCGGCGTGGATGTCGTAGACTCGATTGCCGACTACCGACGAGATGCTTGGCTCGGCCTGCGTGTAGCGGTAGAGAGCTTGGTAGATTCTCACGCGGCACGCCCCACTGCGTCGAACGCGGCTTTTACGCGGGTTTCAAGGAGCTTCTTGATGGAGCGGCGCTTGGCCTTCACGGCGTCAGCCAAGAACGGATTCGGGCGGCTGCCTGGGTGAAATACTTTCGTGCGGACTTGGTCGCCGACGCGGGAGAGCCAGGCGAAGGCGCGGCCTGCAATCTTGAGCAGCCGCTTGCTGCTACTCTTGCCGCGGATCCAGTGCGGCTTCGTGCCGTTATGGATCATTGCAGCGTGCGGCGCGTCCTTCTGGAACGTAAACGTGAACGCCTGCATGAAGGTCTTGTATTTGCGGCCCTTCGCAGCCTTGATCGCTTTCTTGAGGTCGCCGGGCGGCCGGTCCGATCCGAACCGCTTGGTGGTGTACGGCGCAATCGGCGCACGCCGCGCGGCCTCGCCCCGGATCTCGCGGGCGGCTTCGAGTAAGGCCTCTTCGATATCTTGGCCCGCTGCGGTCTGCATGATGCGCTTCATCTGGCCAACGAGCTCGTCCATACCCTTGACGCTGATTCCAAGGCTGCGCTGGGAAGGCATTAGATCAGCACCTCAACGGCCTGCATCGTCAGCATCTCGTCCCGCTCGTCGGGGTTCAAAATTGACTTGATATCGAAGTAGCGGACGGCCTGCGTTTTCTGGTCTGTGTATTTCACCCGCATGGCTGGCGTCAGGCCGACCACGAACCGCAAGCGGATCGTGTGAGTCAGGTCCGCCATGACCTGCCGCGCGGCGAAGAACTCGCGCCCGTTGCCGGTCTCGATAGAGGCCCAGCACTGATGGACGCTCGTCCACGTCTCCGTGCGGTCGCCGTTGGCGTCCACGGCGATGGTGTTGGCCTCAATGTCGATCAGGTGCCGCAGTGCCCCGGCTCTCATATGAACACTCTCCACGGGGCGATGAGTGCAGACGCGGCCAGCGGTAGCTCGGCCTCGTCCACAGCGGCCGCAGTGCCAACGACAACGGCCTCGCGGTGCTCGTAGAAGTGCGACGCGAGCATTCGGATGGCCTGTCGAATGGCCGTCGGTACGCTGGCCTGGTTAGGCCAGCCGCAGGTAAATTCAATCTCGATGGGGTCAGTGTTCCGAAGCGTCTCCGTGGGCCAGTCTTTCTGGTATTCCAGTACGATCTGGCCCGGCGTGCGCGCGGTGGAGACTCCGTAGTTACTGCTGGCAAATGTGTGCTGTACGCCGATGGAGTCGGTGTACTTGACGTAAGCCACCGACACGAGCGGCGAGTAGGGTATGGTGATGACGCCGGTATCGGGGAAGTAGTCCAGATACATGCGCCAAGTCTGAGTCGCGAATCGACGATTCGAGACCACCTCCAGATGGTTGGTCGCCGCCTGGACGTAAGGGCTCAACTGCTCGACCGGTTGACCTATGGCGCGGGAGTGCGCTTCAAAGTCGCTGTCGGACAGCGCCCAGAACGTCGGCGGCGTCACCAGCTGGAGGCGGTGCTCGATCATTAGTCGATCTCGGTAGCAGTTGCCGAGCCGCCGAACCGCGGGCCGGCAAGGGCGATGGCAATACCACCCAGCACCGGCGAGTCCACGACCTCAACAGCTTTCAGCCGCACGTACGAATAGCCAGCGTTGGCCAGCTCCTCGGCGTGCACCTGGATAGCGTAAATCTGCGAGGCGCCAGCCGTCGTGGTGAAGCCAGCCGCGGTGCGGGCCGTCATCGCGCCCTGCACGTCGGTCGACGTGATGGACTTCGAATAGAACGGCACGGCAGTCGTGTTGGTCGGGATGATGTCATCACAGGCTTCGACCGTAATGGTCGAGGTTCCGGTGGCACCAGCGCCCTTGTGGATCAAGAACAGGGCACTGTCGAAGTTGCCGAGCGAAACAACGTCGCTAGTTACCGTGCCGCTGAACGCATCGGCCACTGGATCGAGGCCTTTGACGAAGTGGAGGTTATTTAGAAGTTCGTACGGGATCATATTGGTTCCTCCTTGTTAGGCGCGAGCGTCGACCGTTACGAACGGCGACAAAGTGTTGGAGCCCTTAAACGGAGTAATGGGCTGCTTGACCGACGACTGGCCGTTGACGTCGATGGACCACTTGAACGTCATCTCGTCGTAAATAAACCGAACGTGCATCGACTGCGCAGCGCGTAAGCCGCCCTGCGTGATGACGACATATTTCGACAGGTTCGCCAGCACCACGTCGCCCTTGTCGCCGAGCGTTTCGGCCTGTTCGACGGGGATGACCGGGAAGCCGAGGAACGTGCCGTACTGAATCGAGCCGGCGACGCTGTTGTTCGGCAGGAACACCGGCTGTTGGCCCACGGTGAGAAGCGGGAACTGGCCGATCGTGTCGGGATTGCAAAGCCAAACGATGCGGTCGCCGGGCTCGCGGTAGAGGCGCGACAGCATGCTCGTGGCGTTTTCAATCACGAAGGTGTCGGCGGCCTGTCCGGTCTTCTTGGCGACCGAGACCATCAGGGCGCCGCCGTAGTTCTGCACTGAGAAGCCGAGCGGTTTGCCGACGCCGTCGCCGCGCCAGATGGCGTCGTCGAGTTTAAACGCGATTTCGGACGCAAAGGCGTTTTCAAACACGGTGGCCATGGCGGGAGCGTTGCGGAGCAGGCGCTCGGTCGCATACGCCAGACACTTCAGCGATTCAAGACGGATCTCGTGACGAGACAGCTTCGGTTTGGTGGCGGTCGGCGCGTCAGCTTCGCCCGTCCAGTAGGCCTGCACGCCGCCCCAGCGAGAGCCGTTGGCGCGGGAGGTCTCGTCGATGTACGGCAGCTCAAGCGAGTCGCTGCCTTCGCCGATCGGAATATTGGTGCAGAGCGGGAAGATCCGCGCCGTTTCGCGGGCCTTGAGCAGGAGCGCCGTCGAGAACTCGGTCCCGATGGCAAACCCACCGTCCGCGGGAACCGCGGCCGACGCGCCCGAGGCCGTCAGGTTCTGCCCAAACAGTCGCTTATCGATCTGGCCGCCGAGCCCCTGGAAGGCTCCGCGCGGGCTCTGCGCGTACGCAATAGCCGCCAGCTGCTCGCCGACGGACTCGAACGGGCGGGCCGCTTCGTTGTCGCTGGTGACGCGGGCAGGCTCACGAGTCACGTTTGCCTTGGCGCGGGCTTCGAGAGCCTCAACCGCAGCAAGTTGCTCGCGGACGGTTTTAAGTTCGTTTTCTTTTGCATCGACCGCCTGCAGATGCGCCACCGGATCGGCGGCACCGCTGGAAGCGGCGAGAACCGCGCTGTACTCGGTTTCGAGCGCGGAGACCTGAGAGAGTAGCTCTCGTTTCGTCATCGTTCCCCCTATTTCCCCAGCACTCGCCAACGCCGCATCCGCAGCGCCAGTTCGTACTGGGCTCTTTGCTGGTCCGCGCTCGGCGCGGCCGTCAAACTCGTCGATAAGATCTTGGCATTCGGGTCGGCTCCAATCGGAACAACGCTGATTTCGTAGGGCTTCCACTTGCGGGCCAAGTATTGCTTGACCTCGGCGCCAGGCTTGGACTCGACAACGAGCTCGCCGATCTGAACGCCCATAGAGACGTTGCGCAGGATGCCGTCCTGGATGTCCTGCCATGTGCCGTTTACGTCCTCGCGATTCGAAAATCGCAGGACGGCCCGGTAGCCGTCGTCGGCGCGGCGGGCGGACTCGACCACGCCGATCACGTACTCGGTTTCGTCGATCTGATGGCCGTCGAGGACGGGCGCGCCGGCAGACAGCGCGGAGAGGTCGGCGCTTTCCATGTCGAAGCGCAGCTTCCAGCTTTCGCCCGTGAAGAAGTCGAACCGCTCGACGGTGGCCCCGCTGTAGAACAGCACTTCGCGGCGGCGCGGGCCTTCGGCTTTTGGCTCTTCGTCGTCGTCGTCCGGCGCCGGCATCGGTGCGAGTAGCTGGCCGGCTAGTTGGATTTTCAAATTCTCCGTCATTGCCTCACCCCCGCTTGATCTACCGGTATCATTGCGCCCTGCACCAGATACTTTTCGCCGCCGTCGTACGGGTTCAGGTTTTCCTTCGCGCGGATCTCGTTCGCGTTCAGGACGCCGATGTTCCGCATCGCGCTGTAGAACGTCGCGCGGCTGGCCGCGTCGCCGCGCAAGAGCGCGTCCATGTTGAATTCGGCATAGTAGGTCTCGGCCTCGCGCGGCCCGAATAGCTGCATGTTAATCCGCTTCTCGATTCGCGCCAGCCACGGGCGAATCGTATGCGTTGCGAAGTCGATGCCCTGGTGTTCGATGTTGTTGTTCGTGCTGCGGGTCAGGTCTTGGATCATGTGCGGCGGCACGCGGAAGATCGAGCAGATATCGGCCTTCTGATACTGCCTCAGCTCCAGGAACTGCATGTCGCGGTGGTTGATCGAGACCGACTTGATCTCAGCGCCCTGCTCCAGAACGCCGATCTTTCCCGCGTTGCGGACGCCGCCGAAGTTGCTCATCAGCCACGTCTGCAGGTTGTTCCGGGCCTCGTTGCTCAACGCCTGCGGCACGGTCAGATACGAGGGCGGCGTGGCGTTGTTGCGGAAGAAGTTCGCCCCGTAGCCTTCGGCGTCCTGGGTCATGCCCAGCGCCTGCGCCATGTACGAGACGGGCGAATGCCCGACGAGATTGTCCTCGCCGTCGTAGCCCAAGCCGGGGATGTGGAGGATGTCGGAGGCGGTGTACATCTGGTTGGCGTAGGTGTACACAAGAACGCCCGTCTCCGGGTCCCGCGCCACGCGCATCCCGGCTGGCGACAATGGCACCAGGCGCACAACATCGCCGCGCATATTCGTGACGATGCGGGCGTAAAAGTTGCCGTGGAGGCAGAGGCACTTCGCGGCCAGTTCCCAGAACTCAAAGGCGCTCATGTCGTCGTTAGGCGCGTCGTGCAGCAGGTAGTACAGCGGGTGATTCCGGTCCAACTGCCGCCCGTCAGCCGTGCGCCGGAACACGCCGCAGGGCAGACTGCCGATGGACTCGGCGATCACGCGGACGCAAGCCCAAACAGCGGTGATGCGCATGGCGGAGTCCGTGCTCACGAACCACTTGGAGCCGTTGACGGGCTTGTACCAGAAGTCGCTATCTGGCGGCGGGGTGGCTCCGAGTTTTACCATCAGTCGGCCGAAGGCGTTCATGTTGCGGTAGCACGAAACTTTCGAGTCGTGCTAACAGCGTAGCACGAATTTTGTCAACTGTAGCACGGGTATTTTTTTCGCGGCACTACCAACTGATCGTCAGCGGCGTCATGTCTTCGTACACGCTGCGCTCAGCCCGCACGTCCTGAACACAAATGCCGGTCGCCATTACGGCGGCGATGACGAGGTCGTTGCGGCTGGACTCGCGGCGTCTGTCGGAGTGAATCGGCTTGATATTGCCGGCCGGGTCGGTGCTGATTTCGGTGCAGTCGACGCACCAGCGAAACAGCGGGTTTCCGTCGTGAACTAGGTTGCGCTCGTGGATCAAAGCTTCGAAGCGTTTACTGGCCGGGGACATCGACCCGTACCCCTGCCCGAACTCGACGACCTTAATCCCCGCGTCCATCAACTGCTGTGCGGTGTCGCGGGCTCCCCAGCGGTCGTAGGCAATCGCGCGGATGTTGAATACCCGCGCCAAGTCCGTGATGTGCGCGACAACGTGCCGCCAATCGACCACATTCCCCGGCGTCAGCCGCACGTGCCCGTCGTCGGCCCAGAGGTCGTAGCGGACGCCGTCAGAGAGCGATTTGTCGCGCGCGGCCTGCTCGGGGATGTATCCCCATGCTCGATAGTACACTTTGCCCTGATACGGCCAGCACAGCGCGAATGCCGTAAGGTCGCGGACGCTGGCAAGGTCAAGGCCGCCGAAGCACGGCACACCGGTCAAGTCGGGGAACTCGTCGCGGCAAGCGTCCCAGTCGCGAATCGGGATCCACTGCGAGTTGGCGCTCGTCCACTGGTTCAGGTACAGGCGCCGAAACGTGTTCTGGCGCTCTGGGCGGGCCAAGGCCTGCCGGAACTCCTCCTCGTAGTCACTCAGTTCGTGCAGGTGGCCCAGCGACGGCAGCGCCAGCGGCCAGAGCGTTTGGTCGGTCCAATCGGCGTCGGCGGGCACTTCGTAAATAAGAGGGAAGTAGCTGTCGTCCTTGACGTCGCCGTCGAGGACTCGCTTGGCGTAGGAGTACTCGCGGTAGCAGATGGACTCCTGCGAGGAGCCAGCCGTGGTGATGGTCACCCAGAGCGGGTTGCGGCGCGACTTGCTGCCGGTCGTCAGGGCGTCGTATAGCTCCTCTTCGGCGCGGCCCCAGGCGTGCAACTCGTCGAATACCACCAGGCTCGGGTTGTACCCGTGCTTACCCGCGCCGTCTGACGACAGTGCGCGGATAATCGAGCCGGATTCCTTGTGGCGAATCAGTTTCCGGCTTTCGGTAACTTGGACAAGCTCTGATAGCTCGGCGGATCCGCGGATCATGCTCGCCACGGCGTCGAAGCAGATCGAAGCCTGGTCGCGGTCTTTCGCGGCCATGTAGATCTCTTGGTTGGGCTCCGGGCTCAGGAAAAACTCGGCGATCACCAGCGCGGCAACGGTCTGGGTCTTGGCCTGCTTGCGGCCCATGGAGCAGTACGCCTTTCGATACACTCGGCGGCCGTCGGCGCGTTTCCAGCCTAATAAATTCGCGATCAGCTTGCGCGAGTGCGGGAGGAGCACGAAGGGCTCGGGGCCGCCCGACTTGGTCGACTTGGTCAACGTCAGCGACTCGATCACGGCCTCGGCCATGGTCACCGCGTCGGCGTCGAACCAGATGTCAGGCTTTGCGTTTGGCAAGCTCGAGTACCTGCGACAGCTTCGACTTGGCCGGCGCTTTCGCAACGTCGCGGAGGCCCGCCCTCGACCGTGCGCGTGGCCCCATCAGCAGATGGCCGCGCAACTCGTCCATTTGCCGGGTAATCGCCAGCCAGAGCCGGTCGTCTGTCGCCGAGTCACGGCGGACTGTCGCCGTGGCGAGGTCGGCGTACTGCGAGGAGTCGATCTGGCGAATTGATACGCCAGCGGCACGGTTCTCGGCGACCAATCGCTCGAAGACTTTCTTCTCCTTGGCGGTCAGGCCGGGCGGAGGGACGATGTCCTCCTGCACATATTCGACGGGCTTGGCGTTCTCAATTCGGGGTTGCGGTCCTCGAAGTCCCATAAGCGTAGCTGATAGTAGGCTACCACAACACCAAAACTGCCTGTGAATTTCCTGTGGAAAGCCTGTGGAAAAGTGACTGCCAGTACTAGCGGTTTCCCGAGGGTACCTGTGGAAAAGCTGTGGAAAACTGGCCGCGGCAAACTGGCAAAACCGCCTGTTTCGTGCGGACGGG